TTACTTTTCAAATGTTCGACATGTCGAGCATTCAAGAAGTACGCCCTCTCCTGACGCTTGGCTTCCCGTTTCACGGCTTCTTGAACCACTTTTCGAGTGATTTTAAGAAGACCGCGATCGTTCAACAGAGTAATTGACTTTTCTTCTCACTCTTCGTTAGGAAGAGTTAAGACATTGGCCAGAGGAATTAATTCCCCTGTCCATGGCTCAACTTTCCTTCCTTTTACAGGATAATACCTGAAAAAGAAATCGGTAACTTTATTATACCATTCATCATATTCCACAGAAACGAATTTCTGTGATCTATCACGAACGATACAAATAAATAACCAATAACCAAGATTGAAAAGATTAGTTAATTCTGTAAGCTTACGCATCAAAGATGAACGAATCTTGTCTAAGATCTTTCTCTGATCTTTCTGATTCAGTAACCTGAAGATGAAGGATATGGAGAATATCCAGTCAATTCAAGTTCACATTTGGTCGATAAGTCTTCCGACAAAAGAACGTCGGTGGAAACTTACCTTGAACGTATCAAAAGATAATCGGGCCGCAGGCGTAACTCACTCTCTAGCAGAATCTAATCTTTTCTGCATGATCCCATCATTAAGATGAGACCAAGCATTAAAGAAAAGTTCTGTGAATTGCGAATTATGCACACGTATTCCTCAAAGTACTCGGAACGCTCTCGACTTACGTTGACTGCTTTGGCTTTGAGGTAATCCACCACACGGTAAAGTACACACTTGAACTAACGATTCTCGTAAGAGTTTCGTCAGTTTAAATGGATACTTTTCCAGTAAATGGATTATTACCTCCTCACTCATTGGTACTCCTTTTTGGAGAGCATCAGTGAATAAGGAAGGTAAGTGTGATATATTTCGTAATGTCAAAAGAATATTTGCCGCACCAAGTGGACTAAATTCCACATGGTGTGACACTAATCTTTTGGCAAACTCGAAAGTTCCGTTCGAACTCTGTAGCGATTTATGTTTAGAAATCCCTACACCCAATGTATCCATCACATGTTGGTATGATTTTGCTACGGCTTCATGGCCGATAACAATATCATCCCCAAGGATAGCATACTTAGTGAAGTTTCTAAGTCCTACTCTTATCGCTGCGATTCTAAGAATCACATGATGAGATAAGGCCAAAGAAGCCCAACTAGAATATGCTCCCATGGGTTGACCAACAGCGTAGTGCAATGGTTTCTCTTTAAAATGGAAAGGTCGTTTTCACAAACGCCCTCACCATGTAAAGATAGAAGTATCGAAGAAAGTATTCAGTATATCAACCTGCAAAGGTAAAGGCAATCTGTCAGTCGCAGCGCTCAAATCTTTTGAGGATGCCTGACCATCCCTGACTATCTCTGCTAGGCGTTTTAATGGAGCTCCTTGGTCAAATGTTCCGTCACAAGCTAACTTTCTCAGACACTGAGTAAAGATAAACTTATGTAGGCCCATTAGACTTCATTGAGTCCAATAATCTACCATAGCGAAGACCCGTACTTTCCCTGCAGGCTCTAACTTAGAAGTTAGACGCCCAACACGAAGAGGACGGGATCATCCGATTAATCTATAAAATAGATAAAACGGATAAATCAGGATTGATGAACAAACTAATAATAATATTAATCTAAGTTGTCCTGTTGAATAACATCACATGAACAAACGTCCTAATTCCTTAGGATATTTGAACATAGCGATGGCATCCAATGGTGCACCAAAGATTGAGATACTATTATTAGGGCCAGATGTGGTAAGAAGCGGAATATCGTGAGTGAAAACCTTAGATAGTAGTTGAGAGGTCTTCAGAGGCTTATAATTAACCTCTGATTGGATCTCCGCAACTGCTTCTTTGATTTCACGTAAGGATACAGTCGTTTCCCCAGTTGAAGGCTCAGTTATTGTTGATAACTTTACCTCACCAGGTACTTTGATAACTCTGTAGATCGAGCACAAGGTAAGCACTGCCCGGATAGTATTCACATCTCTTGCAACGATTTTTGATCGTAGTTGGAGAGGAATACATCTAGGTAGACGCTTACTGTCAAGCGAAATCTCAGGGGCACTGATTTCATACTTATCCCTTGCTAAGAATTTCATCAAACAAATATGAACTTCTTTTCAATAGGATACAGTAAACTTCGCACCATTAGTTTTATACATCCGTTGTATTGTTGCCATTAAGACAGCAAACTTCGGACGTAACAACTCTTGGTGAAAGAATCACACTATCATTCTCATAAATCGGTAAGCTTCTTTATCCAAATTAATGAATAAAGTAGCTTTCTTTTTATGATCCCTTTCTTTAACTATGAAATGGAATAAATTTTTATTTATCTTCATTATTTAGTTAAAAGAGGGGGATAGTGGGGTATACTTCACCTTACACGGCCTCTTGTGTACTTCAGTCTGGCTCCGTGTTCTGAATACGGATGACCAGGTGGTTGCAGCAAGGGTGAATCCATGATAAAGTGAAACAGTGACGATCCTTAAGGTGCCAAATCTTAAGGCAAGTCCACTATCGCGGGATGACAGGTGAAATAGGTATTATCAAAGACATAAGTCTTTAGAAGCTACCGAGTAGAACGGCTTTCACCCATGGGTATCACTACCCATGGGAACCACCTTTTAACCCCAATTGTTGAGTGTTAATCAACAAAGAGGGAGGCCGGAGTATGGTAACAACCATA